GAAACCAAATGTATTTAGACTTTGCTATTCGTTGGCATCCAGTAGCCAAACTTAAAAAAGTGACAATGATTGACAGCTTTCAGTCGTTGCTTGCTCAAGGGCGTTTTTATTACTTGGACACGGAAGCCAATAAGATATTTATCGAAGAGCATCGTATGTATCGTTGGGATGAGAAGACAATCCAGTCAGATAATCCAAACGTCATCAAAGAAGATGACCACACATGCGACGTATCGCAGTATTTTGCCTTGGACAACGCTAAAATCCTTGGCTTACGTGTCGGAAACAGTTAGGAGGACAATATGGGTCTAATCCAAAAAGTAAAAGATTTCTTTAATCGTGGGAGGTATAACATGCAGACTTCAAATTTAAACAGTATTCTTGATCATCCAAAAATCGCAGTTAGTCAAGAGGAGTACAGTCGTATTCAACACAATCTAACTTACTATCAATCTAAATTTGATGACGTCGAATATATTAACAGCGAGGGTGATGTGAAACGTCGCAAGTTTAATCATTTGCCGATTGCACGAACAGCATCGAAAAAGATTGCTAGCTTGGTTTATAACGAACAAGCAGAAATCACATCAGACAACAAATCAGTTGATGAGTTCATCAGCTACACGCTTGACAATGACCGCTTTAACAAGAATTTTGAGCGCTATTTGGAAAGCGGTTTGGCGTTGGGTGGTCTTGCCATGCGTCCGTATGTTGACGGTGACAGAATTCGTGTAGCATTCGTTCAAGCACCAGTATTCTTGCCGTTGCAATCAAATACGCAAGATGTGTCGAATGCTGCTATCTTGACTAAAACAATCAAGTCAGAAGGCAGAAAAAACGTGTATTACACACTCGTAGAGTTTCACGAGTGGGTGACAGCGGACGGAAACGAGCAAGGAAGTACGAAAGATAAGAGCTTTTATCGCATTACTAACGAGCTTTACAAGTCGGAAATTAGCGACGTATTAGGTCAACGTGTGAACTTGTCTGAATTGTATCCAGACCTTGAACCAGTAACGATGTTTAAAGACTTATCACGTCCATTGTTTACATACCTTAAAACTCCAGGAATGAACAACAAAGACATCAACAGTCCGCTTGGTTTATCAATCTTTGACAATGCAAAAACTACAATTGACTTTATCAATCGTACTTATGATGAGTTTATGTGGGAAGTCCGAATGGGTCAACGTCGTGTTATTATCCCTGAACAAATGGCGAAACTAACAGCACAGCGAGAAGATGGCTCAATCACTTTCAAACGACGCTTTGAGACGGACCAAAACGTCTATACGCAGTTGGGCGGTGGTAATATGGACGCTAACAACATCAAGGACATTACTACACCTATCCGCTCAAACGACTACATTACAGCCATTTCAGAAGGTCTGAAACTGTTTGAGATGCAGATTGGCGTGTCTGCTGGCATGTTCTCCTTTGACGGTAAGAGCATGAAGACAGCTACTGAAGTAGTTAGCGAGAACAGTGACACATATCAAATGCGTAATAGTATTGCTGCTCTTGTTGAGCAATCAATCAAAGAGTTGTGTGTGTCTATTTGCGAACTCGGTAAGGCTACAGGTCTGTACAAGGGCGAAATACCAGAGCTAGAAGACATTTCAGTCAATCTTGACGACGGTGTCTTTACAGACCGAAACGCAGAGCTTGCTTATTGGATGCAGATGGTATCAGCAGGCTTTGCACCACAACGTTTAGGCATCCAGAAAACATTGAATGTGTCCGAAGAAGAAGCTAAAGACTATCTAGCTGAAATCAATGGGGAATTACCGCCAGAAAACGATGCAGACTTAGCGCTTTATGGCAGAAAACGAGTAGAGGAAGACGATGAGTAAGAGACCAGTCTTAAATGACCAGCAATTCTCTTTGCAGATGCAAGGAGTTAGCGATATTTACGCTCAGATGCAGCAAGAACTCTTTGATAATATGATCAAGCGTTTAATTGTTCGTGGTAGTGCTGATTTGCAAGAAAATCCATACATTTGGCAAATGCAAAAGTTGAATGATATGCACATGCTAAACGAAGAAAACTTGAAAATTATCACTGAACGTACAGGCATAGCAGAGGACTTGTTACGTGACGTTATAGCTAACGAAGGATTAAAGGTTTACAAAGACACTAAACAGCAACTTGCAGAGGATTTAGGTAGGAGAGATGGTGAATATATTGCCAACGGCGTGACAGATAGCCTTGAAGCTTACACATCGCAAGCGATTAGTGATTTGAACCTTATCAATACGACTTTGCCGAAGTCAATCCAAAAAACATACAAATCAATTATTGAGAAGTCCGTAGCCGAAGTGGTTATCAGTTCAAAATCAGCTGATAAAGCTATTCGTGACACTATCATGAAATGGCAAAAGAAGAATTTTACAGGTTTTGTCGATAAAGGCGGCAGAGAGTGGCGAGCTGATGCGTATGCTAGAGCGGTTATCAAAACAACAACGTTTAGAGTCTATAACGAAATGCGAACAGCACCAGCAAAAGAAATAGGTATTGACACTTATTACTACTCAAAGAAAGCTACAGCAAGAGAAATGTGTGCGCCTTTGCAGGGTCGTATAGTAACAATGGAAGGCACGACACACACAGAGCAAGGGGTCAAGGTGCTTGCGTTGTCTGATTACGGCTATGGTTATGCTGGTGGGTGTTTGGGTGTGCATTGTGGGCATTATTTGACACCTTTTATTATCGGGGTCAATGAGCTACCAGAAGACCCAGACCATCTAAAAGACTTAACGCCTGAGCAGGCAGAAGAAAATGCACGCATACAAGCTAAACAGCGAGCGCTTGAACGTGCTATCAGAAACCAAAAAGAGCGCCTACACATTGCTAATCAATTGGGAGATGATGAACTTATCACATCTGAACGCTTAAAACTTAGAAACTTACAAGGTAAGATGCGTGCTTATGTTGATCAGCACGATTTCTTGCATCGTGACTATTCACGAGAAAGATTGTTTAGTACAGAGAAAACACTTGCTAAAACAAGCGCTGACGTTAATAAGACATTGCATAAGACACAGGAGAAAGAATACAGAAAATTAGTGTCTCAATTCGGCTCAAAAGCGCCTAAATCAATGGCAGAATTTTTGGAAATGAAGTATAATGACACTAGAGAATACAAAGATTTGAAACTCCAAGAACGTATACGTTCAGGAGAGTACAATCTTAAATTAAACGGTCAGCAAAACAAACATATTTTAGGACATCATGACTATAAACCAGGAAGAAGTTATTTACTTGATGGTGTAGATGCTCAAGAGTTAGTTAATAAGTACGCTGGAACTGGTTCTATTCAAAGAGATCGTAAGAATAGGTGGCGAAACCAAGAAATTATTTCTATTTCTGATTTTGTAGGTTTTAATATGCCAGAAAAAAATGGTCAAATTGAATTAACTCGTACCTTTAAGATAATGTATGGTAAAAAAGGCGTGCATATAGTGCCAATTGATGACAAGGGAGATTAAAACATGCACAAAATGAAAAAATTCGTACAAAAAAACGTAAAAATTATAGATATCGATAACGCTGAGTGGCAAGGTAGAGTCATTGGCTTAGACTATGCAATAAACAACGACACAGAGTACGACGAATTAATTTTAAAACCATCAGAACAAAGAAATGGCGTTGTTAGTTTTTTTGAAAATGAAATAAAGTCAATTGAAGTGATTTGATAAAGTTATTTTTATGAATTGCACCTAGAAAAATCTAGGTGCTTTTTTTGTGTCTTAAAAAGCGTAAAAAGTCCGCTTAGTTCAAGGGTAAACTGAAGAAGTAAATAAGATTTTACCTTTGTGGTGGGGGTTAGCCACCTACAAAAAGGACTAGGAGGACAAAATGCCATTTACAAAAGATGACCTTATCAATCTTGGATTGACAGATGAACAAGCTAAAGAAGTTTTTACTTTGCATGGCAAAGATTTGAATGAAACTAAATCAGCTTTGGACACTATCACGCAAGAGCGAGACAGTCTTAAAAACCAATTGCAAAATGCTGAGACACAGATTGAAACATTGAAAGCTGATGCGAATACAAGTGCCGAACAAAAAGAAGCACTTGATAAATTGCAAGCTGAATATGACAAATTCAAAGCTGATGCTGAAGCAGAACTTGCAATGACACAAAAAATCAATGCTATCAATTTAGCTTTAAAGGACACAAATGCCTACAATCCAGAAAAATTAATGAAATTCATCGATGTTGATGCGATTGAAATGGGTGAAGATGGCAAGCCTAAATTAGACGATGTTATCAACGGTTTGAAAGAAAGTGATGCTTACTTGTTTAAACCAGAAGAAGATGGCACACCTAATCCAAGCATTTTTGCTACTGGTAACCCAGCAGGTAATCCCAGCGGGACTGTTGACCCGTTTCAAGCGATTATTGATAGCTACGGCAAATAGGAAAGGAGACTAACATGCCAACAAATCAAAATCTTGCGGTTCGTCGCTATGAAAAACAATTTGCAGGTATTCTATCTGCTGCTTTTGGCGTAAAAGCCGCATTCGCAGGAGCACTTGCTCCTATTCAAGTCTTGGACGGTGTGCAAGAAAATGACACAGCATTTTCTCTTAAAACAAATGGTACGCCTGTTGTAATCGGTGAATATAAAACAGGTGGCAATGACGGTGGTTTCGGCGATGGTTCTGGTGCTAAATCTCGTTTTGGAAAGATGACGGAAGTCAAATACGCCAACACAAATGTGCCGTATGACTACACAATGACCATCCACGAAGGAATTGACCGCTACACAGTCAACAATGACTTTAACGCTGCTATTGCAGACCGTTTGAAATTGCAGTCGGAAGCTAAAGTACGTCAGATGAATAAGCGTATCGGACAATACTTGTCAGATAACGCTGGAAAATCAGAGCAGTTAGCTGATTTCTCTGAGGCGTCTGTAAAAGCTTTGTTTAACGCAATCAATACTTACTACGTCAATAACGAGGTGACAGCGCCAGTAACAGCTTATTTGCAACCTGACCTTTACAATGCGATTGTTGACATGCAATCAACAAATACTTCTAAAGGTTCTAGCGTGTCTCTAGATGAAAACGGTCTGTATCGTTACAAAGGCTTTGACTTAGTAGAAACACCAGCGCAATATTTTGCAGAAGGAACACAAGCAATCTTCTCACCAGACAAAATCGTCTTGCCGTTTGTTGGTATTTCAACAACACGTACTATTGAGTCTGTTGATTTTGACGGCGTTCAATTGCAAGGTGCTGCTAAAGGTGGAACATACACACTCGACGACAACAAGAAAGCTATTGTCAAAGTTACTAACGTAGTCGCAGGAGAATAACATGCCACAATACAAAGCCACTAAAAACCTATTCTTTAAATCACTCAAAAAAAGCGTGATGGTTGATGAAACTATTGAGCTTGATAAAGAATACGCTGACCACGTCAATGCTGATTTAGCTAAAGCTTTTCCAGACGTTGAAAAGGTGCTAGTACCGCTTGAGGAAGAAACAGCAGTAGAGCCTAAGAAAGCTAGACGTGGTAAGAAAGCCAAAACAGAAGAATGAGGGTGATAACACCTTTAGGGAGGTTACCATGACTTATTTAACTAAAGCAGAGTTTTCGGACCTTGGTTTTGATGATGTTGAGAACTTTGATAAGTTAGCAAAACGTGCTGAAATTGCCATTGATATGTACACACAAAACATCTACGAGCGTTTTATCAACTTTGAAGATGATTTTGATTATCGCAAGCAAGCAGTCAAGCTTGCGATGGCATTTCAGATTGCTTACTTGGATGTTTCAGGCATCATGACGGCTGATGACAAGAAAACAATGACAAGCGTTTCTATCGGACGTACCAAAATCGATTACAAGGCATCTGAGAGCACCGTTAGCGGTCAGCAATATAATTTATCGATTGATGCCGAAAACGTTCTGAAACAGGCAGGATTTAGCCTTGTTGTGGGAGTTGATTATGATAGATAAACGTTTGTTAACTGACACTGTTATTGTTCAAAAAGTACAAAAAGAAAATGATTTTGGTGATTTAACTTATTCAGAACCGTTGACGGTCAAACACGTTCGCTTTGACCGCTCTAATTCTGTTTCTGGAGCGAATAACTCTAAGAAAAAAGACAGAGCAGGAACAATTTTCATTTATCCAGCCATTTCTGGTGTTGTTGTAGACAACAGTTGGGATGAGGCGACTGTTAGCGATGGCGTTAACACGTACATTGTTAAAAGTCATGAGCCCAATTACTTAAATGGCAAAATCTTTAGCTATGAAGTAGGAGTGATTTGATGTTTCGTATTCGGACAAAGGCTGATTTGAGTGGCGCTGAACGGAAGGTGTCTGATGCCAATGTTTTGAGGGGAAAACGTGCACTAGCTAACCAAGTTCTGATGGATACTGACAAGTACATCCCAATGAAGGGCGGTGCTTTGCGAGCCAGCGGACAAATAGCTATAGATGGTAGTGCTGTTTCTTGGAATACAGTATATGCACGAGCTCAATTTTATGGGACAAACGGCATTGTTGTATTTAAGAAGTATACAACACCAGGTACAGGAAAACTTTGGTATGACAAATCAGCAGAAGCAAATGTTGATAAGTGGAAACGTGTTGCAGCTAAAGGGATGGGGTTCTGATGCAAGATAACAAAAACTTTCAGATAGTACTTTTAAAATACATTAACAGTTTTAAACAATTGCCGTTAAAGGCACGGCTAGATTATTTCAAAGATGATCAAGATGATTTGGTTGTCAACGCTATTCCAGGCGGGACGATTGACAGAGAATTCATGGACGGTACGAGAGAAGTAAGCCTACCGTTTGAAATTGCAGTCAAAAGTAAGAGCAATCAGCTGGCAAGTGATGTCATTTGGTTTCTGAATGGCGAGTTATCAGCGTTTGATATTGATTTGCCAAGCACAGACGACTCTTACACATTCTTATCTCTTTCAGTCGGTAAACCTGGTATTAATGGCAAAGACGAACACGGTTATTTCGTCTACACATTGCAATTACAAGCAAAATTAGAAATTTGAGGAGGAAATTATGGCACGTCAAAAAAATGCGCAACGAAAACACTTTGTAGCACCATTTGACCCAAAAACACCTGACACCGTACCAGCTGACGAAGCATTTCTACGTTTAGCGAAATACATCGAAACTATTGATGATGACACAGACGAAGAAACAGATGACGTTGGCTACTATGACGGCGACGGTTCACCCGAAGAAACAGTTACATCTGTTTCTGGAGCTTACACAGCGTCTGGTTCGTATGATCCAGATGACCCAGCACAAGCTCTAATCGCATCTAAAAAATACGAAGTAGGCGACAATCGTCGTGTTTGGCATCGTGTTGTTGAATCAAATGGCAAAAAGACATTTACGCAAGTGGCTAATTTGTCAGGTATTAAAGCAGGCTCTGGAGATGCGACAGGCTACGAAGAGTTTGAAGTTAAGATGAAATGGATTAAAAAGCCAATTGAAACAGGAACAACAGAATAGAAAGGTTTGAAATATGTCACGAGTTTATAATTTTGACGCAAAACAAGATGCGATTGAGTTCGTAGTAGGAGATTGTACGCTTGAATTTATGCCAAGCGACGAGCAAAGCAAAGAAATGCAAGCAAAAGCTGATGAGTTGAAACAGCGTGCTAATAGCATTGACGGAACTGCTAACGATGACTCTTGGAAAGCAATCCAAGAAATCAAAGCTATCTTAGATGAGTTCTTTAAAACGATGTTTGACAATGAAACACCTGAAAAACTCTATAAAGCTGTTGGTCAGAATACAATGACCTATCTCAAGGTATTCTTGCAAATCTCAAAAGCAATTAACGAAGTTAATGCTGAACGTCAAAACGATGAATATTTTAAACAGTTTCTATCTGAGTAATGTTTGACATTTCCAAAAGAATGGATGATAGGCTGGTGCTCAATGGAAAAGAGTACCAGCTTTTTCTTTCGTTCGATAACGTCTTGAAAGTCTTTGATATGTGGTCAGATGACAGATTTCCAGTACAAATTAAGCCACAGTTAGCGCTTGTCAAGCTCACTAATAGCTCTGATTTTAAAAATATGGATTTTGAAACAGCTTTGAATATTTATTCAGAAGTGTTTGACAAGCATATTAAGAGTGTTAGAGCGATTGATGCAGTTGAGCGCTATGACTTAGAAGGAAATGTTATCCCAAGAAAACCACGAGAAGACTCAGACGACGGAAAACCTTTGTATTCGATTAAATATGACGGCGAGTTCATTTTTTCATCGTTTATGCAAGCCTATCACATTGATTTGATTGAAGAACAAGGGAAATTGCATTGGTCAAAATTTAATGCTTTGTTAGCTGGTTTGCCAGATGGTACGAAACTAATCGAAGTAATGAAGATTAGGGCATGGAAGCCACAAAAAGGCGATAGCTCAAAAGAAAAACAGCGCATGCGTGCTTTACAAGAAGAGTACGCATTGCCTGATTAGGAAAGGAGGGAAATATGGCAGAAGGTAAAGTTACTATCCAGATTGATATGGATGGTAAAAAAGCACAGTCGGAAGTGAAATCACTTAAAAGCACTTTGCTTAGTTTAGGTGATGGCGCTAATAAGATTGGTAGCTCATTTAAATCACTGTTAGCTGCTAATGTAGTTGGTTCTGCTTTGATGTCTGGTATTGGAGCACTTAAAGGCGGTCTTACTAGTATGTACGGCGAATTGAGCTCTAATACAAAAGCTTGGAAGACGTTTGAAGGTAACTTGACGCAAGTCTGGGGAGCATCAGAAGAAACCAGCAAGAAGATTAGTCAAGTCAAAAGCACCTTGCAGGATTATGCTACACAGACAATCTACAGTGCGTCTGACATGGCACAAACGTACAGTCAGTTAGCTGCGGTTGGTATCAAAAATACTGATCAACTTGTTATGGGGTTTGGTGGTCTTGCAGCAGCCGCCGAAAACCCAACGCAAGCTATGAAGACCTTGTCACAACAAGCTACACAAATGGCTGCTAAGCCTAAGGTACAATGGCAAGATTTTAAATTGATGCTCGAACAAACGCCAGCAGGTATCGCAGCAGTTGCTAAAGAAATGGGTATGTCTACATCTGAAATGGTAACAGCCGTTCAAGATGGGAAAATTGCGACAGAAGACTTCTTTAACGCAGTAGCAAAAGTTGGTAATAGTGACCAATTTAAGAAAATGGCTACAGAATTCAAGACAGTTGACCAAGCCATAGATGGTGCGAAAGAAACACTATCTAACAAGCTTATGCCAGCGTTTGAGAAGCTTAATCAATTCGGGATTAAGACAGTCGTAGCGCTTACAGATGCTTTAGACAAAATTAACTTTGATAAGTTAGCTGACAATCTCGGCAAAGCGCTTGATGGTATCGACATTGAGGGAATAATGGCTAAAGCCGAGCAAGCTATGAAAGCGTTCTTTAACCCCGTTTTTGTCATGAAATTCAAAAGCGCATTAGACAGTGTTAAAGGTGCGTTGAGTTCAATAGCTGGTGCTTTTAATAGTGTTGCTGGTGGTGGCTGGTCATGGCTCATGACAGCTAGTAATTACGTATCAGCTCTGATAGTAACGGTTAGAACAGGAGCAAAAGCCGTCAAGAAATTTATGGACAGCTTTGCAGAAACAGGAGCGATGCAACAGATTAAATGGGCTATTGATAGCGTGATTGCAGCATATAGCTATCTTGTTTCAGAGGTTGGTGAAGCTTCTATTTGGTCAACGCTCGGGACAGTAATTGGTAATGTTGCAAAAGTTATAGCTCAAGTGGTTAAAGCGATAGCTGACTTTGTTTCTCGTTTAGATCCAAGCATTGTACAAGGCTTTACAAACGTATTAGTCGGTGGCATTGCTGGCTTGATGGCGTTTTCAGCAGGGACTAACTTAGTTTCAAAAGGCATGAAGGGACTTGAATTTATCAAGTCATTTAATCCGTTCAAAATGTTCAATAAGAACGCTAAGGACGGGGCAGATGGTGCGACAGAAGCTGTAGGTCAAAGTAAATCTAAGATTGCTCAAATCTTACAAGGTCTTGCCTCGGTCATTAAATCAGTGGGTACTAGTATTGCTGTTGCAGCAAAAGGGATTGGCACAGGCTTAGCAAATGCTTTTGTTGGATTAGGTACAGCTCTTAAAATGGCTGGACCAGCAAATATTATTGCATTAGGCACAGCAGTCGGTATTGCAGCTGTTGGTATTGGCGCAGGGATTGGTATTATCGTCTCAGCTTTAACATTGTTGTCAACGCAAGGTGCTGGCGTGTCAATGATTATCACAGCGTTAGGTAATGCATTCGCAACAGTTGCAACAGCAATTATTGGAGCGTTCGCTCAAGCAATTGTAACAGTTTCTGGTGTATTGCCAGTTGTCACAAGTGCATTAGCTAACCTAGCACCTTTGGTTGTGGCAGTAGGAGTTGCAGTTGGTGCAGCCGCTCCCGCAATCACAGCGTTAGGAGATGCGTTTACGTCAATTTTAGGGACAATCCCACCGATTATTACAGCGTTAGGCTCAGCTATTTCTCAAATAGCTACAGCAATAACACCTATTGTAGGGATTATCAGCAGTGCATTTGTTCAAATTGTGACGGTAGTGTCTAACGCTATTGTTCAAATTATTCAAGCGCTATCACCGTTTATCCCAGCGATTACAGAGATGGTCGTAGCAGTAGCTCCAGTACTATCTCAAATCGTAGATGCGTTTAACAACCTAGTTAGTCAAATCAGTCCAATTATTGACTCAATCGCCAACCTGTTCAAGACGTTAGGTGAGCAAATCAGCAACATTCTAGACAGTGCTAAGGGTGTTATCACTGGTTTTGGCGACGCCGTTCGAAACGTTTTAGATGGCATTGCGGGTATTTTCGACTCAATGGGAAATGCCGCTCTTAATGCTGGTAATGGCGTTAAGCAGATGGCGCAAGGTGTCAAGATGCTAGTTGATTTAAAATTAGGCGATTTAGCAGCGACTTTAGCTACTACAGCTAGCGGTCTCGGTAAAATGGCTAGTCATTCAGCAGGGATGAGCCAGCTCGGCTCGGCAATGACACAAGTTGGAACTGGTATGACTCAGTTTGCGACTGGTGCAATGATTTCGTTAGCTGCTTTAAGCCAGTTTGATGCAGTGATTACAACACTCAAGACCAATTTGTCTCTTTTGCCAGCGATGATGACAGTTGCTGGTGCGGGTTTCCCAGCATTCGTTTCTCAAGCAGTAGCTGGTATTGCTGGATTATCAGCTGTTAATGCACCAATTGCAGCATTTAAAGCACAATTGATGAGTTTAACACCAACAATCTTATCTGCTACAGCAGGTTTTGTAATGTTTGGTGCTAGAGCGATGGTCATTAATGGCACATTTACCGTCATCGGTGGGCTTATCAGTGCATTCAATGCACGCATCTTGTCAATGGGCGCAGCAACAGCAATGGCAGGAGCATCATTTGGTGCGTTAGCTGGTAGTGTAGGCGCTTTAGGTGGAATTCTATCGTCAGTTTCAGGCGGTTTTGCAAATATTGGTGCGAGTGCGGCAAGTTCAGCGTCTCAAATGCGTTCGATCATTTCAGCGACACAGTCTGTTATTTCAGCGTTTAGCTCAATGCGTGCTCAAGTGCAATCGTCAATGCAAGCAATGCTTAGTGCTGTTACATCCATTGGAAATCAGATGAAAAATCAAGGACGCATGATTGGGCAACAAACAGCTCAAAACATCGCACAAGGGATTGCTAGCGGTGCTGGTAATGCTAGAGGCGCAATGAGCTCTCTTATGGCATCTGTACGTGCAGCAGGAATGTCTGGAGTTGGTTCAATGCGTGCAATTGGTGCATATATCGGGCAAGGTTTAGCTAGTGGTATGATGTCAGCTCTTGGAAGCGTGACGGCAGCTGCTAATGCGTTAGTAGCACAAGCAGAGAGAGCAGCACGAGCAAAAGCCAAAATTCATTCACCATCACGCCTATTTCGTGACAATGTAGGTCGCTATATTGCACAAGGTGTTGCGGTTGGTATTGAGAAAGATAGCTATACAGTTAATGATGCTTTGGGAGCAATGTATGACAAAGTTCAAGCGTTTAGCTATAAAGCTGAAGACCTAATCGGAGCTGGATCAACTAATTTCTCACACAGTATCCAGGTTAAATCCGATTTAGATAAAGCAATCAAAGCAAAAGTTGAGATTGTACAAGAAAAATCAAACGAAGTAATGGAAAAAGCTATAGATGCAATGGGCAGACTCGCAGACCGTCCAATCGATATGCGATTGAATGACGACACGCTTATCGCATCTACTAGCGATAGATATCAAGATTATCAACAAACACAGATTACACGCAATAACAGAATGTGGGGTAGACCATGACAGAAATAATGACTTTTAACGGTGTTGGAATGTCTCAATACTTTAGAATTACTGACATTATTCGCCCAATTGGTAACAAAAGGACAGTGTCAACTGACACTTCTCCTTTTTTGGGGGTGAATATCCAAGAAATTAAAATCGGAGCTAAAGAACACAAAATCAAATTTGACATCAAAGGGAAATCAGAGATTGAAATTGAACAGCTTAAACATGATTTAGCTGGCGTTTTCAACGTTGATAAACCAGTCAAAATTACATATGCAGATGAACCAGACAAGTATTATTTAGGTTTGCCTGTTGACGATATTTCTCACGATAACATAACACGCTGGTTTCAGCGTTCAGAAATCACTCTTTTAATCCCAGACGGGGTGGCTCATTCGGTGACGGATGCACGTTTTGAAGAGCCTACCTGGAACGGCAATAAAATGACGTTCCAAATTAACAATGAAGGCAATGTAGATGCTTATCCAATCATCACAATTAAACATAATTCAGAAAACGGCTATGTCGGACTTGTTAGTCAAAATGGCGCTTTTGAGCTTGGAAGTAAGGAAGAAGCAGACTCGGAAGAATACAAGAAATCTGAAATCTTGTTTGACTACACATCAAACACTGGACCAACAAGGATTTTAAACGGATTTGAAGAGGGAAAATTTAACGAGGCAATTAGTAATGTTCAAGAGGTACTAGACGGACAGCTTGAGATAGACAACGCTTGGGGAAGACCACACATCCATTTGAAAAACGGGACGTCTGCGTCCATTACTTGGGACATACCAGCAGACAGTGCAGGAGAGGCAGGAGCACTCTATGACTACATCTGGTGGAGGCAGATTTTTTGGGCTGGACATCAATCACAATACGGATTTATGAAAGTTGTTGTATCGGATGAAAATGGTCAGTTTCTATACGGGACAGAGACATTTAAACGCTCTAACAGTCTAACGACTGAATATAATTTCATGGTTTCAGACGGGAAAGGCGGCTATCGTTTTCTTGACCGCTATACATTTTGGTGTACGCATTTAGATAGTCAAAACCCTTTTAACGAGCCACGGGGAGCATCCGACATCTTTAGAAAAGATGGATGGATACAGTTCTATTGGTTCGGGCAATATAAAGAATATAACATCCCTGAGATAAAGGGTAAAAAGTCCGCTAAAGTCAGTGTTATATTTGGGAGCGTAGGGGGCAAACCTGGAGTGACACACGTTTATCTTGACGATATTGTTTATCGCAAAGATTTTGTGACAGGTACTAGAGACATCCCGAACCGCTACGCTATGGGCTCAACAGTTGTCATCGACAACGAAACAAACACAGTGACTAAAGACGGTCTTAACAAAAATTCGGACATCATCCAAGGCTCACACCATTTCTTGAGTGTTCCGCCTGGGGAATCTGAGTTAGACATCTATTTCTCATCGTGGATTAAAAAAGCGCCTACAGTTAAGGTGGAGTTTGAGAATAGGAGTTTGTAATGCTTCTAACAATACACGATGCACAACTGAGAAAAGTAGCATTCGTTGATAACGAGAAGCAAGGCACGTTAGATTTTTTTGATGACACCTGGACACGCAATTTGCAAACAGGATCATCAACATATGAATTTAGTATTTCAAAAAAATCGCTTGTTTCTGACACGGTCTTTAACAGGACTTACAGTTATTTGAATGAACGTGCTTTTGTGTCGTTCGAGTACAAAGGCGAGACGTTTCTCTTTAATGTGATGACTGTTGAAGAAGATGAAAAGAAAATCAAATGCTATTGTGAGAATTTAAATTTAGAGCTCATTAACGAATATTCAAATCCGTTTAAAGCTGACAGAGCTATGTCATTCGTTGAGTATTGCAATGCTATGGATTTACTAAATATGACTAAATTATCCGTAGGTATTAACGAGGTTTCGGACTACAAGCGTACGTTGGAATGGGAAGGACAAGACACGAAACTTGCCAGACTTATTTCACTTGCGAACAAATTTGATGCTGAAATCGAATTTAAAACCTATCTCAACGATGACAGTACTATCAAGCAGTTTTTGGTCAATGTTTATCACGAAAATGATGGCGTGAATTACCACGGCGTTGGGCGTGACAGAAAAGACATCACGCTTGTTTACGGAAAAAACATCAAGTCAATTAGGCGCAAGATTGATAAGACGAACATCTTTAATATGATTGTGCCAACTGCTCAAAGTGAAGAGAACAGTGATCAGAAATTGACTATCGGAAACTTGCCAAACTGGGAGCTCAAGAATGATAAAGGCATCGTTGAGTTTTACAAGCGTGGCGATGCTCTCTATGCGCCTATTTCAGCACAGCTTTATCCGTCAACGTTTACGTCGGAAACTCAATCAGACCAATGGACTAGACGTGATATGGACTTTAACGTTAAAAGCATACAACAGCTTGAGACAGAAGGATTAAAGCAGTTGAAAGCATCAGCTTATCCTGAGCTAACGTATGAATTTGACGGCTACATTGATGCCGACATCGGGGACACGGTAGAGCTATCAGATAGTGGCTTTGCTAACACATTGCTGATTGAAGCACGTATTTTTGAACAAAAGCTAAGTTTTTCGACTAGAAAAAACTGGAAAACCACGCTTGGAAACTTTAGAGCTTTGCAAAGCAAGCTATCTAACGACATCCAGAGCGAGCTTGAACGTTTAGTAGAAAATGCAAAACCGTACAATATTCGCATTTCGACGGATAATGGAACGATGTTTAAAAATAACGAGGGCGAAAGTCTAGTAAAAGCCACATTATGGAAAGGTGGCAAAGTTGTCAATCAGGACGTTTCTTGGCGCTGGGCGCTTGACGGTGTGGTCACAGTCGGAATGCAGTACTTAGTTAAAGCAAAAGACATAGACGAGACAGCGGTGCTAACCGTCGCTGGTTACGTCGGAAATACGGAAGTAGCCACGACGGAAATCACGTTGGCAAACCTCGTTGAGCCAACAAATCTAATTATCAAGACATCGAGCGGAAACATTTTTAAAAACAATCTTATCAATACAAAACTGACTGCTACGCTCTGGCGTGGCGGGAAAGAGATTGATAAAGAAGGTAAAGATTATAGCTATATCTGGACAAAGACAGATGATGAAGGTAATCCTGATGAAATCTGGAATCAAGACCATAGCTATTCGCAGAAAGCAATCGAAATCACACAAAAGGATGTATTTAGAAGAGCTCAATTTGAATGTAATGTTGAGCCCTTAGGTTAAAAAAGGAGAAAAAGAAAATGGGTATTATTTCAAGTGGACAAATTACAATCACAGACTTATCAGATGCGCCCGTACTGAGCGCTTTTATCACAGCTAGTCAAACGACTACACAAGTGTTTGACCAAACAACAAATGGCTACAATCCATCATATGCAGGAAATCCGCAAGTATTGACCCTTAACTTAACTAAGGCAGGTCAAACAGCTTCAATTATTGGGCAAGTTGGTAAAGTGTCTTGGTACGAATATAACGGCTCAACTAAAACAGCTATTACAAGCACGTCTGATAAAGATAATCAGTATTTAACTGGCTCACACAACGAAGCTTTGCATACTAAGGTCAACGTGCCAGCAAACGCTGGAGCTAAACGTTATGAAGCAGTTGGTACATGGACTGACCCAGTAACTGGTCTTAAAGTCGATTTCCGAGCAAGCATTGATTTGCTAGCAGTACAACTCGGTAAACAATCACTTGTTTTGAACGTATATACAGGTAAAGGTAATACATTCTACAATAACCAACCAGGCAGTCTAACTGTCAATGCTGATTTGTACAAAGGTAACAACCTTTCAGGCGGAAACAAACAGTTCAAATTCTTCTACTTTGACAGTTCAGTTTCAGCTACAAATTCAACGGGTTATGACGCAGATGGTGGACTTGGATGGCACTTGTGTTCTAGTACAACAACTGGTCAAACGCCAAATGTAGAGCCGTCTGCAAATACAACTGCTCAAGGTATCCTCACAGTAACACCTGATAAAGTTACAAACTCGCAAACATTTAAGGTTGTCTGCATCGACAAAGTTGGTGGTACTAATGGTCAAAAAGCTATTGGTGTTGCGACAATTCTTGACTTTTCAGACCCAATTGTAGTAGTTATTGAGTCAACAGCAGGTAGTACATTCAAAAACTCATCTGGTTCAACAACATTAAAAGCACGTCTTTATCGTAAGGGTGAAGAGTTGGATGCAGACGGTACTAGCAAGGCTTACACTTACAAATGGTCCAGACGTGATAAAAACGGAACTTTGGATGCTAATTTTGGCGGAACTGGTAACCAGTATAAAGTTGGTAAATCCATTACAGTCTCAGCAGGTAATGTAAGCGATAAAGCTACATTTTTCTGCGAAGTATTTGAGTAAAAGGAGGTGCGACACATGATTAGAGCTGAAATTGAATTGGGCGGAAAGCTTGAAGTTGTTCATGTCGATGTTAAAACGAAAGAAGAAGCAATCGAATTTCTACTTTCTAAGCAGTTTGGCTTTCTGACTCAAATTTGGAAATTAGAAGAGGTAGAAGATGAAGCTGATAGCGGTAAATCAGACAACACTGACAAATCTAAAGGAAAGGGCGATTGAGCGAACTGAGGTAACGTTTTGGCACGGCTTATCCGCAACTAAACACCCGCTAGGGGTTTATGATTGCGGTGGTCGTGACCACTCTTGGGCAAATGAATTTAACGTAACCAGCGGTAAGACGTACACGGTGCGTGTGATTGCCAAACAGACAAAGGGTTCAATTCGTCTTGCAGGTGGAATCTGGTATACAGCTATGACGTCAGGACACGCATATGACTCATACGCACCTTTTACTTTGGTCGGTGAAACTAGTGAGGACGGTCTAGGTATATACGAGCGGAAGCTTGTTGTAGCAAGCGGTAAAACCAAAGCGAAAATATATATTCAGCTTGAACAAACTGCAGGCGGTGGTTATTCAACGGCTTGGCGTATATATGATGGACAGGTTTTTGACGAAAATGGTCAACCACTTGTCACTGACCAAAATAATTTTGGTGCTTTAACAAGTCCAATGGCTGCACCAGATGGCACGTACATCTGGAAACGAACTATCACGTATTACACAGACGGAACAAGCAGTACTGTCTGGGAATACAGTGGAGTTGGTGCTAAAGGTGATACAGGCGCAAAAGGCGAAAAAGGTGATAAAGGTGACAAGGGTGCTACTGGGGCAACTGGAGCGCAAGGACCCAAGGGAGACAAAGGGGCTACAGGAGCAACTGGACCACAAGGTCCGAAAGGTGATAAAGGCGCTACTGGTGACAGAGGTCCGCAAGGTATTCAAGGTATTCAGGGACCTAAAGGCGACCAAGGAATACAAGGACCAAAGGGCGCTGACGGTAAGACACAGTACACGCATATTGCCTACGCCGATAATGCAACGGGTGGTGGTTTTAGCTTGACTACGCCTAAAGCTTACATGGGTTGGTACGCTGATTTTAACGAGGCAGCAAGTACAGACCCGACCAAGTATAGATGGGGTAAGTGGAAAGGCGACCAAGGCTTGCCAGGGAAACCGGGTGCTGACGGTAAAACGTCTTATTTTCACATGGCTTACGCAGATTCAGCAGATGGTAGAACTGGTTTTAGTTTCACGGAATCTGGTCAACAGTATCAAGGATATTACACTGATTTCACGCAAACAAGCAGTACAGACCCAACCAAGTATGTTTGGGTGGATAGATTGGCTAACGTGAAAGTTGGCGGGGTGAACTTGCTACGTAATTCGAAATCTTTCACGGGCTCGAATATTAGTGGTTCAGCTAAATTATTAACTGAAACTTACAACGGTTGTGCTGTTAGGTATTTAAAAACCTCGGCTTGGGGCGAAATTGCTCAGTTTAGCAAATGCGTAGTACCTGAAGTGAATAGTGTGTATACAGCTAGCTTTTGGGCTAAAGGGAATGGTAAAATCAGAGCTTATTTTTATGGTGACCCAAACTATTTACCTGTGTTAAGCGGTATCACATCTCAAAACGTGACTACATCAGCAGGTGATGGCTCTATTGATTTCACTGTAACGACAGAATGGAAACGTTATTGGGTTACGTATAAGTTAAAATCTAGTTTTCCAACAACCGATACGACTGTAGCTAAACATTTTCTTCTCAGACACTTAAGTAGTACTGCTGAAGAAGAGTTTTGGGTTGCTGGTTACAAGCTAGAGAACGGCAACGTTCCAACACCTTACACACGCAACCCCGAAGACGTTCAATCAGACATTGACAGCAAAGCAGACCAAGCACTCACACAGCAACAGCTTAATGCGTTAGCGGAAAAGAATCGCAACATGGAAGCAGAACTTGCAGCGAAAGCAAGTCTTGAAACCATCGAGCAATGGAAACAAGCTTATGACGCTTATGTCGCTCAAAATGACAGAGACAAGAGCAATCACGAGCAAAACCTTGTCACACTCTCTACACGGTTGGCTGAATGGGTCAAGGACTGGGAAGACAAAAAGGTTCAATGGTCTTTCCTTGATACAAATATGGATTTTGGCGAAGAAGGGCTAAGGCTTGGTAAGAAAGGCAGCCCAACGTCAATCATGATTTCAAATGACCGTATTTCTTTCTTCTCTGGTGGTTCGGAAGTAGCTAGCATGTCAAACGGTACGTTAACTATTGATAACGGTATCTTTGCCAAAAGCTTGCAAATTGGGCACTATCGCGAAGAAGTGTATGAAGGAGATAAAAATATAAATGTAATTCGCTGGGTTGACTAGCTAGAAAGGAGTTTTAATGACTGAATATTGGTCAAATAATGACCGAGGCTATCGTTTAAGATTATGGATTGACCAGACAGGGCAGAGTACAGCTGAAAACTACTCAAATATTCGTGTTCGCTTAGCATTGCTGAATACGACAACAACGTTCGCAGAATATAACTGTAGTGCTTATGTGGACCTAGCAGGTCAACGATTAAACTGGTCGGGTCGTCCGTCAATGCTATCTTACAATCAAACCATTATGCTGATTGACCAAACAATACGAGTCAATCACGACAGTGACGGTAAGAAGACATTTGGCTTGATGGCACATTTTAACGGTTCTGGTGGATATTCACCAGGGACGTTGACGGTCGGGTCAAGTACATTTAGATGTACAGATATAGCCCGAGCAAGCTCAATCAGTGATATGACGGGAACGCTTGGAAGCGCGATGACTATTAATATCAATCGCAAGAACAGCAGTTTCACACACACTGTTAAATACAATTTTGGCGCTTTATCTGGGACTATTGCGACTGGTGTCGGAACGTCTGTTAGCTGGACACCGCCGCTTAATCTTGCGACCGCTATGCCTAAAAAGACAAGCGACTGGGGGAATATTACAGTCGATACTTATAACGGGTCTACTAAGATTGGTTCGGCTATGTGTAAGCTGACTCTTAACGTACCCGAAAGCATGAAACCAACGTTCAGTGGTGTGACCTTGTCTGATACTAATACAGTAGTATCTAATATTGTTACGACAGCTAACACGTTTGTGGAAATTTTGTCTAACGTTAAGGTAGCTTTCAATGGCGCTGCTGGTATCCAAGGCTCTACCATT